AAAACACTTACTGCACATTTACAGATCCAACTTATTCAGAATATGATATGATTGTTACGGATCTTAGTAAAATTAACATTCGAACCATTGCAGAAGCCAAACGTAACAAAGCAGCTAAATTATCTAAGCAAGCACACGAAAGAGCTCAACTTACTGATAAAAAAGCATCGGCTAGAGATCATGAAATTGACTATAAAAAAGTAGCCAAATCTGATGTTGTGTTTAGGGTCATGACATTCGATCATGTTCCGCTTGCTCCTGGTCGTAAAAAGACTGTTAAGTCTAGAGCTGACAGTCACGAAAAAGTAAACTTTCCTCCTTTTCAACATTGGAAGTTTGATGAAAATGACAATCTAATTTGTGTGGGTAAAAGCCATTGGAAGGGCGATGTACAACTAGGCGAATTTAATAAAGAACACGGACAAATGACTAACAATCTGGCTCGTATGTTTATTAAATTGTGCGAACGATACGCTACCAGAGGTAACGTTAGAGGTTACACATACAACGACGAAATGCGGGGACAAGCTATTCTGCAACTAACACAGATAGGTTTACAATTTGATGAATCTAAATCTAATAATCCTTTTGCTTATTATACTGCTGCTGTCACTAACTCATTCGTGCGCATCATTAACATCGAAAAACGTAATCAAAATATTAGAGACGACATACTAGAAATGAATGGTATGAATCCTAGCTGGACCAGACAAAACAGTAGCGGTAACAATTACAGCGGCCCTGTAACAGACGGTAGTGGTGGCGGTGGCGATTGGGATTGATTTTTAAATCCTGTTGTTATAAAATACATCTATGAATCTATTTAAAAAAGTAGCCTGCTTTACTGACATCCATTTTGGACTCAAAGGCGGCAGTAGGGTCCACAATCAAGATTGTGAAGATTTTGTTACATGGTTTTGTGAAACAGCCAAAGCTAATGGTTGCGAAACAGCTATATTTCTAGGCGATTGGCATCATAATAGATCAACTACTGATGTCAGTACAATGAATTATACTGTTAGTAATCTAGAAAAATTGAATAATTCGTTTGAACGTGTATATTTGATCCTAGGTAATCACGACGAGTACTATAAAGACAAACGAGAAATACACAGTTTAGAATTTGCTAGACTATTTCCTAACATTGTACCCATTAACAAAATACATACCGACGGTGATGTAACTATTATGCCTTGGTTAATTGGTGACGAATGGCAAAAAGTTTCTAAAATTAAAAGCCGCTATATGTTTGGTCACTTAGAACTTCCGCACTTTTATATGAATGCCATGGTGCAGATGCCAGATCACGGACAGTTGCAGAGCACACATTTTCAAAATCAAGAATATGTGTTCACTGGACATTTCCACAAGCGTCAGACCAGCAGAAATATTACCTACATTGGTAATGCATTTCCTCACAACTATGCAGATGCAGGCGACGATGATCGCGGCATGATGATTTTAGAATGGGGCAAAGAGCCCGAATATCATACTTGGCCTGGACAACCTGTGTTTAGAGTCTATAAACTCAGTCAAATTGTAGAAGAGCATGAAAAGTATTTGCGTGAAAAAATGCACGTCAGGGTCAATATTGACATTCCTATTACGTTTGAGGAATCCAATTTCATCAAAGAAACATTTATTAAACAATACAAGCTACGAGAAATGATGCTGATTCCGCAAAAAGAAGAAATGCAAGACATAGAATTTACGGGTGATATTGCATTTGAAAGCGTAGACACTATTGTTGTTAACCAGTTAACAGCCATTGACTCAGAAGCATACGATAAAAAACTGTTATTGGACATTTACCATAATCTATGATTAGAATTAAAAATTTAACTGTTAAAAACTTTATGAGCGTTGGAAATCAAACCCAAGCCGTAGATTTTGACAAAGGTCACCTAACTCTAGTGTTGGGCGAAAACATGGATCTAGGCGGAGACGATACTGGGGCACGTAACGGTACTGGTAAGACCACTATTATCAATGGTCTCAGCTATGCAATCTACGGCAATGCTTTAACTAACATTAAAAAAGATAACCTAATTAATAAAATCAACAACAAAAGTATGTTGGTTACTGTGACATTTGAAAAAGACGGATTAGAATATCACATAGAGCGTGGTCGTAAACCTAATCTATTAAAGTTTAGTATTAACGGACAAGAACTGCAGAGCATAGATCAAGACGAAAGTCAGGGAGATAGCCGAGAAACACAAAAGGCCATCGAAGATACTTTTGGAATGACTCATGATATGTTTAAACATATTATGGCTCTTAACACTTATACTGAGCCTTTCCTAAGTATGAAGGCCGGGGATCAACGAGATATTATTGAACAACTGCTGGGTATCACAATATTAAGTGAAAAAGCTGACAGTCTAAAAGAAAGTATTCGTCTTTCTAAAGAATTGATCACACAAGAAAATACAAAAATTGAAACTGTCAAACTCAGCAATCAAAAAATTCAACAGAGTATTGATGCGCTGCAAAGAAAACAAACACTTTGGCAGCAGACCAAAGAAGCAAACATCGATAGCCTAAATAAATCTATCAAAAAACTCAGTTTGATAGACATTGAAAAAGAAATTCAAGCACATAAAGATCTTACAGAATGGTTAAAAACTAAGTCTGATATTGACAACGTTAATAGTCTTATCAGTAAGTTGAATATACAGCTGGAAAAAGAACAAAAAATTCTTGTTAGATCAGAATCTGAATTAGCTCAACTACTAGATCACAAATGTCATGCCTGTGGACAAGATATCCACGACAGTAAACATACAGACATGCTAGCACAAAAACAAGCAGCCGTAGAAGAAAGTCTACGTCTGGTACAGGAACATGAACAAGAATTTGCAGCTCTTAATGAAGCAAAGTCTATTCTTGGTGAATTGGGCCCACAACCTGCAACAAACTATGACAGTTTAGAGGAAGCACTCAATCATAAAAATACTGTAGACAACTTGATCAAAGAAGTTGCTACTAAAACTAAAGAAGTAGATCCCTACACAGAACAAATTGAAGAATTAAAAAATACAGCACTACAAGAAATTGACTGGAATTCTGTAAACGAACTGACCCGTGTTAAAGAGCATCAAGAGTTTTTACTTAAATTGTTGACTAACAAGGACAGTTTTATTCGTAAAAAGATTATTGATCAGAATCTAAGTTTCTTAAACAACAGATTAGGCTACTATCTTGATGCAATCGGATTACCTCATTCTGTTAAGTTCCAAAACGATCTTACTGTGCTGATTACACAGCTAGGGCAAGATTTAGATTTTGATAACCTATCAAGAGGCGAGCGTAATCGTTTAATTCTAAGTTTAAGCTTTGCATTCCGCGACGTGTGGGAAAACCTCTATCAAAATATCAACTTATTGTTTATTGACGAGTTAGTCGACAGTGGCATGGATGCTAGCGGTGTGGAAAGTTCTATTAAGATACTTAAGAAAATGACTCGTGAACGTGATAAGAATGTATTTTTAATCAGTCACAGAGATGATTTAACTAACAGAGTTAATCAAGTTCTTAAAGTTATCAAAGAAAACGGGTTTACTAGCTACGCTACAGATGTAGAATTGGTATGAGTACAGAAGCGCACGACAGAATGATCTATGCTTTTCAGCAATATTTCAAATGGCAAACACGTTTTGAGTACAAAAGATCAAAAGAGGCCGGAATTAAGGCACGATATTGGCTATCACAAATACGTAACGAGGCAAGCACAAGGCGAGTAGAAATACAAGATAAACAAAATGAAAGAAAAGCGGCCAGAAAAGGCATAGTGGGGAGACCTCCAAACGTAAGTAAGGACATATGACATGGACTTATCACGGACAAACTGTAGACCAATTACCTGAAGATTGTATAGGATTTGTTTACATCATCACTAATTTGATATCTGGGCGCAAGTACATAGGCAAAAAGCTGGCAAAATTTTCAAAAACAACTTATAAAACAGTCAAACTTAAAAACGGCAACAAAAAGAAAAAGAAAATTCGCAGTAAAATTGATTCAGATTGGCGTGATTACTACGGGTCTAATCAAGAATTGCTAGCAGATGTACAAAATTTAGGCGCAGAAAACTTCACAAGAGAAATACTTTTTTACTGTAAATCCAAGGCAGAATGCAGTTATATTGAGGCTAGAGAACAATTTACGCAGAAAGTTTTGGAATCAAAAGACTATTATAACGGTCATATTCAAGTAAGAGTACACGGCTCACATATACTCAAGGCTCAAGAAAACAAGGCAAAATAATGCGGTTTTTGGCTAGCGCAGGCCTAATTTCATGCGCTCTAAACCTGGTCTACGTGTACGCAGGGATGGAAATCTTCGCCGCAGAAGTACTCAGCAACTACCCATTTGGATGACGATCGCTAACTAAGCCCTGCGATTTTGCTGTTTGAAAAGAATATAAAAGGCAAAAAGAGGGGAGAAAAACCCCACGTGTGCGTTAGTGATAGCAGATTAACGTATACCGCCGTTGTGATAAGACGGAGCTCGTGGTACCGGACAACCGCCACTGTAATGCTCTACTGCTGTGTGACATTGTGCAACTCAGATAATGTTCATTTTTTTAGCCCGAGTCTGGGCTAAGTGTGACTGAACAATCTAGATAATATTTAAAGTGCTTCGCACTAACAATAAATTATAATTAAAAAAAGAAAAGTTGAGCTGATTGCGAAGCAACAGCGAAAGACGAAGCCTTGCTTCGTCAAATAAATAAAGAATAACTTTAAGGAATTGACCTTTTATGAAAGTCAAAGATCTAATCGTCGAAAACAAAATAGACGAAGCACCGATGGGTACATTAAAATCGTTTGGATTAACATCACTATCAAAAGTTAGTCCTACAGCAAGTGGAAAATTACAATCGGGTACTATGGCTAATCAGTTGTCTGCTGATTTCAAAGAGTATCTTGGTAAAACAGGACAAACAGCCGAACCTGATATTGTATTGGCTTTCTTAAAGTCTAAAGGAATCCCTACAGATAGTGCTGAGAAAATTATTGCAGCAGGTCCAGACAAAGGTGTGCTTGCTAAAGGCATGGACGCTGTCAAGGGAATGTTTAAGGGCAAGCCAGGAGAACAACCTCAACAGGGAAATCAACCTACTCCTCAAGATACTAATCCTCAACCAAAAGGAAGAATTGAGCCTAAACTAGAACCAGAACAACCACAACCGAGTGCAGAAAAACAACCGGCGCAGAAACCCAACTTTAGTAATCAGCTAGGTGGAGGACAACAAAAAATATCCACCGGCGGAGCAACTGCACCTGCAGGCGGATTACCGTCTACAACAGATCCTAGAACAGCAGTTAATAAGCCAGCTGCAGACACAACAACTGCACCACAACAATCAACTGGTCGTAAGCAAGGCGGTGGAAAGGTTGCAGGCGTTCAAAGCCAATCACCGAGTGCAGTTCGTCGAAGAGAACAACGAGCAGCAGCTGGTAAATCCAGTAGTACCGGTGGAGCAATTGATCAGTTTGTTAAAACACAAACAGGTTCTAATCCTGTAACAATGAAAACAGAACCACAACAAAATCCAGTACCTCAAAAACAAAAACAACAGCGTCAAAGAAAAAAGCCAGCTGGCAAAGTAGGTGATGCAGATTGGAGTCGTAATGCACAGCCTAGTTTTG